TCTTGTTGTTGCCAAACTTGAACAAGACTGTAGATGATGATACGATTTATCGTAGAATGCTAATGAGTGCCCAATCGAGTTGTAAAGTTAATGATGATAGGTATTTGCCTTTAGAGGGCAAATTCCCACGACAGGACACTGTTGATTATTGTTTTGCCTTAAATAAGTGTTATAAATCCAGAAATAATAATTCGGTTTTTCAATTAGCCCCAACAAAAGAATTAACTTGTATGGATATCGTACAAGTGAAATCAAGCTACCTGTCATACCCGACATCAAAAATGATGTTGTCATTAGTAGCGATTCCAGTGAGTATTTACCTTATAGGCCGGAAGTTAAAACTTCTTTAGGTGTTCACTTTGTTGGGGCGGCTAATCCGCATCCAGACCCCTCGGATAAACGTAGTTGCATTGATGGAGTTAAATATCGGTTTTGTAGGAAACCGCCTAAAATTGATGTTAAACTAATGAAGGAGTTTGGAGAGTTTGTAGATAAATGGTTGTTAGATAATTTAAAACCGTTAGATGTTAATAGTGATACTACTTTTGAAAATTGGATAAATAATACTAATTATGAGAAATGGCGCAAGGACGAATTGACAAAAGAATTTGTAAAATCCAATGGTGTTCTTTCAAAGAAAGATCTTGATGTCAAATCGTTCATTAAAGATGAAACTTATCCAACTTACAAATACCCTAGAGCAATTAATTCTAGAACAGATGCTTTTAAAATTAGGGTTGGACCTATTTTTAAATTAATTGAACAGGAAGTCTATAAGTTGCCCTGGTTTATTAAACATGTGTCAGTTGATGAGCGTGCAAAAGTCATTCAAGAAGAATGTTACCAGGCTGAATCAAATGTGGTTGGTACTGATTATACCTCATTTGAAGCTTTATTTACAAAAATATTAATGATGAATTGTGAAATGAAAATGTATAAATACATGACTCAAAATCTTGATGACACTGAATGGTATAATATTGTTGAGAAAGTTTTAACTGGTAAAAATAAATGTGTTTTTAAAATGTTTAAGGTTTATGTTAATGCCACCAGAATGTCTGGAGAGATGTGTACTTCACTTGGAAATGGCTTAGCGAA